CCCGTTAGAATCGCTAAAATCACTATTCAAAATGAAATGCTGGACCGCGCGGATACAATTAAGCCATGATGCCCATTATTGGCGCATTATTTTTTTATGCCCCCGTGCGTTTTCCCTGAACAGTTCATTTAATATCTTTGCCACCGATATTGCATTTTGACCTCACATTAACGAGGTCAAAAATGAAAAAAAAAATTCATATCTTCAAAACTGGAACACACACACCCGTGACAGGTGGGGCCATTCAGTTTTCCGATAGCGTTGTTAAATCCATCGCCACTAATTATAACCCGGAAAAATACGAAGCCCCGATTGTCATCGGCCATCCAAAAATGGAAGCTCCGGCTTTCGGCTGGGTTTCCGGCGTTGAATTTTCGGACGGCAACTTATTTGCCGACGTTGGCTTGATCAATTCTGATTTTGCCGACGCCGTTAATAAAGGTTATTACAAAAAAGTATCCGCATCATTTTTCACACCCAATTCACCCAACAACCCAACGCCGGGCGAATACCATTTACGACACGTTGGTTTTTTAGGTGCCGCATCCCCGGCTGTGAAAGGATTAGAAAACGCAACGTTTAGCGACAAACCCGTTTCATTTTCCGATGATGACGAAATTGTAACCGTTGAATTTTCTGAAAATTCCGCGTGGGGTTTCAAATCCATTGCCCAAATTTTCAAATCCATTCGTGAATACTTGATTGAAGACAAAGGCAAAGACGTGGCCGACGTTGTTATACCAACCTATCAAATCGAAAGCTTGGAAAATATCGCCCAAGATGAAAATACCCCGGCCGCCCATAACCCTGCTTTTGCTGACCCAACAAATCCAAATCCAACCCCAACACCTGATTTGAAAGATAATGACATGCCCGAACAAGCCACAATTGACTTGGATAAAGCCAAGCAAGAACTAGAAGCCAAAGAAGCCACCCACGCAAAAGTCGTGGCTGAATTCACCCAAAAACAAAACTTGGCCGACGCCAAAACATTCATCAAAGACCTTGGTGGAAAAGTTCTACCGAGTGAAACCGATGGCTTGGCATCATTTATGGCCAGCCTATCGGATGACACCATTTCATTTGGTGATACCGCCGACCAACCCACCATGGAGTTTTTCAAAAACTTTCTAAATGGGTTGCCTGACCGTGTGAATTTTACCGAAGTCACCAGCGAAAACACCTCGGCCGCCACCGTATCATTTGCCGCCCCGGCGGGCACCGCTGTGAACCAAGATAAATTGCAATTGGACGCGGACGCCCGCGCCCTGCAATCCCAAAACCCCGGCATGAAATATTTGGATGCCGTCGCCCAAGCCAGCAACGGCTAACTACCGAAAGGAAAAATTAAAATGCCTTCTGAAAATATCATTCTTGCTGAAACGGTTATTGCCGTTGGTGCAATTACCCAAGCACGATTTGTCACCCATGCCGGTGCACAAGCCACAATCCTTGGCGAAAAAGTCCTTGGTGTATCCAGCACCGATGCCGCCACCGGAAAAGCCGTGGCCATCGCCGCCTTGGGTGTCGCCATTGTTGATGCCGGTGGCGTCATTGCCGTGGGTGACGACATCATCACAGACGCCAATGGCAAAGCGGTTGTCGATCCACCCCTTGGTACTGAATACATCATTGGCCAAGCCCGCACCGTCGGTGCCGCTGGTGGTCAAATCGAAGTTTTATTGAAATAAGGAAACAGATAAATGCCTAAAATGAACACTGATCAAGCCCGCGTGATTGATCCGATTTTATCAAACCACGCCCGCGCCTATACCAACCCTGAAATGATTGCACAAAATCTTTTCCCAAATGTTGATGTCCCTGTACGTGGGGGCCGCGTCATCCAATTTGGCAAAGAATCATTTCGTCTTCATTCCGCCCGCCGCGCACCCGGTGCCGATACCCGCCGCGTACAGTTTGGTTTTGCTTCAAACCCTATTAGCGTCGTTCAAGAAGCACTTGAAGGCGTAGTCCCCTTTGAAATCATGGAAGAAGCCAACAATGTACCCGGTGTCGATATGGCCGCCGGTTCCGTAGATATGGTCATGGAAACCATGAAATTAAATTTAGAATTCGAATGTTCCCAACTGGCCATGAACGCGGCTGGCTATGATGCCAATCATAAAGTGGCATTGGCGGGAACGGACAAATGGACTGATTACGCCAATTCTGACCCCATTAAAGACATTAATGATGCCCGCGAAGCCGTGCGCCGTTCCATTGGCCGTTATCCAAACACATTGGTTTTGGGTGCGGATGTGTTTGCCGTTCTTAAAGAACACCCAGCCATCATGGCCAAAGTTAAATATAACTCCGATCAATCCATGACAGAGGCCATATTAGCCCGCATTTTTGATGTGTCCAAAGTCGTCATCGGCAAAGCCATATATTTACCTGAAACCGCCGCTGAAACGGACTTGGCCACAGATGTGTGGGGCGGTGCTGTAATCTTGGCGTGGGTTCCACCCGCCGGTCAAAATTACCGTGTGCCAAGTTTTGGGTATAACTACCAACTGCCCGGCATGCCTATGGTCGAAGAACCGTATTTTGAACGCAAACCCAAATCTTGGCTTTACCCGGTCACCTATGAACGTCAACCGTACATCGTTGGCGCGGATGCCGGTTTCCTTATCCAAACCCCGATTTAATAGCCCGAATTAAAAGGAAGTCAAAATCATGCCAAATTATCAAGTGCTTTCCCCTGTTAAATTCGAAGGAAAAGTTCACGGCGTCGGTTCAAAACTGCCAATGACCGAAGAACAAGCCAAAGAACTTGTCACCATTTTTTCTTTGATCTTGGCCACTTCGGCAACGGCGACCAATCCAAAGCCAAATACCACAACGACTAACACGCCAACGGCTATGGACGAAGCCGAAGTCATCGAAGAAATTGCCGCCGTTCTTTCCCAACTAAAACAGGATGACTTTAAAAACGATGGCCACCCCAAAGTCCGTGCTGTTGAGGCTTTGTTAAAAGGCCAAGTTGATCCAAGTCTGATTTCTGCAACACAAGTGAATGCAGCTTGGCAATCATACAGCCCCGAAAAACCCAACGCTTAAAATATAGTTGGTGGGAAGTGACCAACCCAAAAATTGGCCTGACAGTCGGGAAAGACCGACACCTTTAACCCTTAAATCGGATAAATGATTTTGTCATACGCAACACCAGCCCATTTAAAAGAACGATTTAAAGACACTGAATTGGTGGACTTGACCAATGCCAATGACCCGACGGCCACGGTCGTTGATGATACGGTTTTACAAATTGCCTTGGAAGATGCAGCCGCCGAAATTGACGCCATTTTAACAAGGCGTTACACAACACCATTATCCAATCCGCCCGCCGTATTGATTAAAATTTCCTGTGATATTGCCCGCTACAATCTTTATTCCGGACAAAGTACCGAAGAAGTTGAAACCCGTTATAAAAACGCAAGCAAGCTTTTAAAACAAATTGCCGATGGTGTTATTGATCTAGGTATCAATTCCGGTACCACCGATAGCCCGGCCTTTAATAAACCCGCATCTATTTTTTCAATTGGTATGATGGGCCGCCGGACATGAGCGCATCCATTAAAGTTGACATTACCAAACTTGGCCGCCTGTCACAGCGTGTGCAAAAGTTTTTAAACGATGCCACGGATAAAGACGTGATGTTGGACGCCATTGGTGTTGCTTTGGTTTCCAACGTGCAAACCCGGTTTGAACAAGGCCGTGGTCCCGATGGCCAACCGTGGGCACCGGTCAAACGGGGCGGTAGCCCGCTGGTCGATAGCGGCCTGATGCGTGATTCCATGACTTATGATGTCAATGGCTCAACCGTGCGTGTGGGAACAAATAGAATTCAAGCAAAAACCCATCAATTTGGCGCAACAATTAAACCCAAAAAAGCCAAAGTGTTGGCATTCACCGTCAAAGGCAAAGCCGTTTTTGCCAAACAAGTAACAATCCCGGCACGGCCATTTTTGGGCATCAATAAAGACGACATCAATTCAATTCGCGGCACCATTGCCGATCATATGTTGGCCAGCCACCGGGGGGCATATTAAATCATGACTATAGCCGCCCTTGAAACCGCAATTAAAAAAGCCTTGACCGATGCCGCAACGGCCAAGCAGCTAAAAATTCACATTGACGCATATGGCGGGCAATTGGACGAAGCCAAACTTGAAGCCATCGCGCAAAGTTGCCCGGCCGTGTGGGTGGTGATTTCTGGCCTAACGTTAAAACGTAAAATGAACGTCGGCGGTGAATACGAAGTGACAGCTTCGGTGTTATGTGCAAGCAATTCATTAGACGATGACATGGCCCGCCAAGGCGGCCGTGGTGGCCGCCATATCGGGGCCTATAATTTAATCAATTTTGTTTATTCGGCCCTGTCGGCTTTTCATGGCCATGACGCTACTGGCCAACCCATTTTGTCACAACCGTTAAAAGCCACCGGCATCAATAATTTATTTAACGCTAAAACCCGCCGCAATTATTTGGCCGTGTACGCCATCCCGTTTACGGGCCGCCTGATTTGGTTACCCGATGAACCCATTGATGCAAATTTGGACGACTTCACAGATATTCAAAGCCATTCCACACCGGCCGATGCCGTTAACGGCGGCATTGATACACCCAATATTGAAACCGCAATCGCGCAAAAGGAAACGCCATAATGCCAAACAAAATTTTCTTAACGCCAAAACCCGGAATGACTATTCCCAATCCCGATGATGGCCAACCGATCACCGACGGCGGGATGTATGTTCCCAATTCCCGGTTTTATCGCAATTACGTCAAACGCGGTGAAGCCGTCATTTCAAAACCACCCAAGCCAGCAAAAAGCACAGATAAATAATTTTTTAAATCATCCAAACCCATGGATCAGGAGTAACACCATGCCACCCATTAGTTTTAATCAAGTGCCGTTGGATATTTTTAGCCCCGGCATCTATATGGAAATTGACCCGAGCCTTTCCAAAACAGGGTTGCCCATTTTTAAACAACGTATTGTCCTAATGGGGCAAATGGGCACGGCTGCACAAGCCACCGCCGGGCAAATGGACATGATCATCACCGCCGCCGAAGCCAAAACCCGCTACGGTGCGGATAGCATGCTTTATGCCATGGTCAAATCATTACGCGCTGTAAACCCATACCAAGAATTGCTTGTTGTACCCTTGGCTGATAACCCCGCCGGTGTGGCCGCCATCGGCACTATTACAATTACCGGAACGGCAACGGCAAGCAGTACGCAACCTATTTATATTGGCGATAAACGTTATCAAATCGGTATTACATCCGGTGAACTGGCCGCATCCGTCGCCGGGCGTTTGGTTACACTCATTAACAATGACCTGGAATCAATCGTTGTTGCCAATAACGTGGGGGCCGCGATTACATTAACCTGTAAATGGAAAGGCGAAACCGGCAACGATATTTCCCTACTGGACCGCTTTTACAAAGACGATTACGGAACCCGTGGCATAACATTTGCCGTTGTCGCCATGTCCGGTGGCGCGGGAAATCCTGACATCACACTTGGCCTAGATGCCTTGGATGATTTAACACAATACCAAGCTTATGCTATTCCCTACACCGATACCGTTAACCTTGATTTGTTACGCACCGAATTAGATGACCGATGGGGGCCATTACGTGCTATGGATGGCCGCGTCTATACCGGAAAGCGCGAAGGTGTCGCCGCATTAACGACACACGTGCTTTCCAGAAATGATCAAAATTACATTTGCATGGATACCGACGAAGACGCCGCCACACCACCGTGGCAATGGGCCGCATCCGTCGCCGGGACTGCTTCATTTTATGGTGCCATCGACCCGGGCCGCCCATTTCAAACATTGGAATTAATCGGCATCATGGGCGCACCCGAAGGCCAACGCCGTTTAAGTGCCGAACGCGAAACCTTGCTTAGAAATGGCTGTTCAACCAACATTATCGGTGATGATGGCAAGGTCCGCATTCACCGCGCGGTGACAAGTTACAACCTCAACGAAGCCGGTGCCGAAGACCAAGCTTATAAATCGTTAAACACAGTGATGCTCATGTCTTATTATCGGCGGTCCGTGATTAATCGTTTTCAACTTAAATATCCGCGCCACAAATTGGCCGTATCAGGTCACCCGGCGGCTGGCTTGTCATCAAACATTATCACACCTGAAACCGGTATTGCGGAATTTTTAGCCCATTACAAACTAATGATGGACCGTGGTTTGATGGATGATTTTGATGGTTACAAACAAGACATCATTGCCAATAAAAATGCCGACATGCGCGGCCGCTTGGATGTTTTTGACCGCCCCCGGCCCATTGACCAATTCCATCAATTGGCCGTCCGCGCCGCTTTTAAATTAATTTAGAATAAGGAAATAAACAAATGGCACAAATTAATGGTACAGCCGTCATTACAGTGGATGGCCAAGAATTACAAAGCGAAGGCGGGTCTATTAATTTCACACCCGGGTTCACAGTTGGCAAAGGACGTATGGGGCCACGCGGTTGGGCGGGGTCAAGTTCCGTTCCCAACAAATCAACAATGTCTTGCGACATTATCCCGATTGTCGGCATTGATCTTAAATCCATGGCACAAAATAAAACCCTGACTGCCCGCGTATCGGATGTGGATACAGGGGACGAATGGATCATACCCGAAATGGTCATGGTCGAAGACCCCGGCTTCACCGACGGTGAAAGTTCAAAATGGGCGATATCATTTGAAGGCGCAGAGGCGGAAAAAGTATAATGGAAAATCATAAATTATTAACACCGGTTTCCCTTGGCAAAAAACATGTGGTCAGTCTTGATTTGGTAGCATTAACAGCCGGGTCGGCCATCGATGCCGCCACCGATGCGGAAAAGGTGCAAATCACGCTCACTGGTGAAGCCGTAGTGGTCGCAAGCCCAACTTTGGCCACGGCCGAACGGGTCCGCCGCCAAGTTGAAAAATTATATTTCGGTGATGGTAGCAGTATTTCAGGACCAATGAATTTATCTGATTTACGCCGTTTAACGGAACCCGATTACATAGCGTTAATTAATGCCATTGAAATCGTGGATGCGGCATATCTTGAACGCGAAGACCCCAATTCGGGGCGACCTGAAACCATCGCCGGAAACGATACTAACGGCGGTGGTGATCAATAAACGGTGCCCCGGTTATTTGTCGGGGGTGGGGCTTTTAAATTCTGTGGCCGACATTGAATTACAAATGTTGGGCTTGGCCCGCATATCCCATACGCCAATTAATACCGTGGGCAAGATGCCTATTTGGAAAATAATTAGATACATAAAAAAACTGGCCAAATTAAATGACTGAATTTTCCGCCAACGTCGAAGTCAACCTAACCGGAGATTTGGCCCGCAATGCCAAAAAATCGGAACGGGCCATCAACCGCATGACCACACGTTCAGCCCGTAATTTAAAAAAATTACGGGTGGCATCCGTTGGCCTATCGAACGGCATCAATAAATTGGGCAACCGTTACACCGGTTTAATATCGGGTGCCGGTTTAGGGATTGCGGCCCGGGGCGTTGCTGATTTTGACCGGCGATTAAAAGACATCGAAGTCCAAGCCGGGCTATCAACGGAAAAAATAGTCAAACTAAAAACCGCGTTGTTTACAATTGCCCAAGCCAAAGACGTGCGCCTAGACCCGACAAAATTATTAGCGGCCTTTGATGCCATCATTGAAAAAACAGGTGACTTTGATTTAGCCGCCAACAATTTACGCAACATTGGTTTGGCCATCCGCGCCACCGGTGCCCAAGGTGCCGATATTGGCGCGGTCATTGCCGGGCTGGCCAAGTTGGATATCACAGCCCCAAAAGAGGTGGCCGAAGC